ATTTTTAATATCGATCTTCTTAATTCATGGCGCGGAAAAATTTAAATAATGCTCTCGAATTTAACCGTATTACTCAGTCACTCGTTGACCTAAACGATACACGTCAGGTTACTGAGAACGACGTATTTTTAGTCTTGGACCTTCAGGAGATCCAAGCTCTTGCTCAGCCCAAGCAGATCTCGCTTAGTGGCATTTCGAATTCTCTTCAACAGCTACCGGGTTTTGTTGCTTTTGTAAGTGGCATTGCGCAGGATACGGCAGTCGCTGAGAGCACTAATTACTTCTTAAATGCTTTCGATACAACTACTCAGGTAAATCCGAGCGCGTCGAGCGGAAACGCTTTCACGTATAACACCACCGTTGACAGCCGTGGCATTTCAGTTGTGTCTGGATCGATGATCCAGGTTGCTTACTCTGGTGTGTACAACATCCAGTTCACAGCCCAGTTGGAAAAACAAAGCGCGAACAAGGACGATGTTGATATTTGGTTGTCAAAAAACGGAGTAGGTGTTCCGTGGAGCGCCACTACAATTGCTGTGGACGGCTCCTCCGATAGGTCGGTTGCCGCGTGGAACTTCTTTGTGAGTATGGATGCCAACGAGCATGCTGAGCTCTACTGGCACTCTGATGATTTAGACGTTGTAATTCTTGCTGCTAGTGGGCATACTGTTCCGGCACACCCAGACATCCCCTCGATCATCCTGACTGTTAACAACGTCAGCAACGGCAGTTAAAGCCCCGGCTGCCCCGTTGCCGTCCAGGGATCAGGGTCCTTGTTGACGGTGGCTTGTTGTTGAGCAGCGGCCTGACGTAACTGCATCATCTGGAGAATTTTTTGTTGTTTCTCCATTTGCTCTTGAAGCTGTTGATTCTGGGCCTTAGCCCAGTTCTCAGCGTTCTTGGACAGCTCGTCTAGAGCGTTCTGTGAGTGAGGGAAAGCAAAGAGCACGCCGTTGTTGGCTTTGGTCGGGATCTTTTGCCCTCCAGTATTTTCCGCAACGTTGGTCAAGAACCCGTGAGCTTGATCGAGGGGAATATTCGCCATGAAGCTGAGTTGTACAGGATCTAGTACACCTCTGTTCAATTCGTAGAGCGCGGAGAAAGTCGATGTAACTCGTTCGCTTTGCCTCGCTTGGATATCTTTGCGGCGTGCTTTGTCGTTAGCGATGCAGGCGCCACCAAGAAGACCACCACCAAAAGCGAAGGAGGTCCCTAAAAAGTCAGGAGCGTTGACCGCAGTGACGCAACCAATGCCAAGCGTGGCAAGGGAGGCAAGGAGAAAATTACGATTCAGGCGCTGGGTCATGTTTTTTGAAAGCGGTTTCCCATTTTGTAGTTCCGGGATTCTGAGCAAACTCAACCGGTGAGGGTAGGCGCTCGGGACCTTTAGATGCCCTGTCGGAGTTTAGATCAAATGCTTTGAGACGCAGCCCTTTTAAGGAAGGAATTCCATCATTAAGCACAAGTTCAATACCGGGTACCTTCAACATGTTCGTAAGCACCTCACGGGTTCGCTCCACGAACCGTGGCTTTGCCGCTGGCTTGTATTGACACGCCTTGCAGAAATTGACGTAACTGGGATAGAGAGCACCATATGCGTTGGACACAAACCAACCTTTTTCTTTTTCGTCGGTGTTTGGTGTAAGAGCACCTCGGCCGATAGGCGTCACAGAGTTTGGTGCATAGAGAGTGCAGTCAGCAAGCCAAGCAGCAAATTGGCTGTTGAATACCAGAGCTTCGATATTCGTCTTGTTGATGGATGGTGCATGTTTAGAGGGGTTAGCAAGGACATCACGCATTTCCTCATGAGTCATCTTGAGTGCCCAGCTGACAATACCGCTGAGCTCTGGCATAAATTCACCTTCGATCCGATCGTCGTGGACACTGATTAGTTCTACGCGGCTGCTGGCTGGTACAACCTTGTCCATCACGATCGTTAAACGCCGACGCTCAAGACCACTTGTCGAGTCACTCGACGAGATGTGCTCATTACTGGCGATACAGACCAAACACTCAGGTTTGAAGTTAATGATTTCCTTTCCGTACTTTCGCTCGGCTCGGAGCGTATCGGAGGCGGACGTTAGCTTTTTAAGCGTGTCCATTCGTTTGTTGTAGTTGCTTTCGTCAGTGAGCAGGAGCAGTCTTTTACCAATGAGGTTGAAGGTTTCGAACTGGTTGTCGTGAAGGGTTTGGAGACTTGAGGTGTGAGTTGAGTGGAAACCCGCAAGTGCGACCAACAGCTGCTGCATTGTGGATTTACCCGTGCCACCGGGACCCACGAGGTGTAGGAACCGCTCTCCAGATGTATATCCCGTAAGAATCGCTCGGCAAAAAGCCTGGATTAGGATGTCCTGTCCTGGGTCGAGAGCCTTCTTAAGCCAAGTAAGAAACTTAGGGCACGAGGACTTCTCTACGTATTCGTAACCCAGTTTGTGGCGAAGGTAGAGCTCTTTATGAAGTCCTTCTTTGAACTCGAGAGTCTTTAAATCGAGCACTCCATTGCTGAAAGGCACGACATTTTTAGACGTCGTCCAGATGCTTTCCCTGCCGTTGCGGACAGACTTCAGGAGTTTTGGCTTGAGTAGCTGGTAAATACTCGAGACCGTGGCAGCTGTATAACGTGATAGAAGACCAGCCTTAACAACGATGTCAAGGCAGTCGGTGATATAGAGACGAGTATGCTGCTCGTCGTATAAGTACCAGACGCCTAGTTCTTGGTCGTATCTATAAAACTGATCGAGCGTGTTGTCGTAAAGAAGATTACCTCCAAGATTGGAGATAAGTGTGTCTGCAATAGTGTTTTCTGTGACCTTCTGGTTTGCAGAACCACCTCCTTGGAGGTCAACCAGCTCCTTCGGGGAATCAGGAGTTTTCATTTGTGTGAGGTTTGATTGAGTTTGATTTGATGTGTCCTCTACCTGAGTAGAGGTGGAGAGCTCGAAAACTGACGCGTCGAGAACCGAGTTGATCTGCTTCTTGCGAGCTGAAGCGAGTTTCTCCTTATCTTCGTCGGTCGCGTATCGATCAAAAGTCGAACGGCTTACCGACTTTACTTTCTTCCAGATCGCCAAAGGACCAAGCTCAGAGGCGAGCGAGATCGCTGGCAGAAGGGAAGCAGTGTCTCTTACCGAAGAGAGGATGCGGTAGAACTTGCCATTTTCATCGTGATGGTACTCATAGATGTTATAGAACGCATCCTGTGCTGTTGTCAAGGGTGAGACGCGCACAGCGATCTTGCGCTCGTTCAGCCAGTTCACCCAACCGACAAGCTCTTTGGCAACAGAAGCCATCGTCGAGCTGCGGTCTAGAACCTCTTCTCCGTCTAAGACCGAGCGAACCGTGTGGGAGACAAGAGAAGTGAGGTCAATCCCTCGAGGAGAGACCTGAGCACTTTTAAGTATCTCGATCGTTTCGTCACCTTCATCGGTGCTTTTTACGGGAAGTGTGGCAAAGAAGCGCAAAGCATCGTCGGTCTTCTTCGCAGGGATGAATCGACCTGGAGTGCAGATCAGATCAGTTTCTTTTTTTGGTCCGTAGAAAAGGTTTGGGATCGTAGTGGCTCTAACGTCAGATCCAGGAATCTGTTTGTAAATCTCTTTAGAGAACCACTGATAGAAGTTGGCATCGATTATTGGTTTCTCTAAGCCAAAAACTAAACGAAAGCGAGGCCAACCCTCAGATGTGGAAGGCGAGTAATAAGCAATCGTCAGATATTTTTTACAGATATCAAGTTCAAGAGCTTCTTCAACCGTAAGCTCTTGTTTTTGTACTTTGTTTCCGTCTCTATCCTTGTGGTCTGCTTGATTATCAATATCGACAATAATCAGACCTGCTTTAATTACACCCGTTCTATTTGCTTTGCGCTTCCCTTCGTGAAGGTGCCACGCACAGAGACCACTCTTTTGTTTTAGATGCGCTGCCAGCTCCTCCGTTGAAGCCTCAAGAGCTTCCCAGTTCTCGTTGAATGAGGTGAAGTTACCTTTTGCTTCAATCTTGCCCGTAATCGCATCAACGTGCTTAGCGACTACAGAGTTGATTGAGCAGATGAACTTCATGGAACTCACGGAGTGATGTGTATTATGGCGCTAGTGCGCAAAAAAGCCAAGGCTGCGAATCTAAAAAGATTATGGAGCGGCTGCCCTTCCTTTCCCCTGGGTTCAGTTATTTTGTCACTAACCTTTCCTAAGGTAAAGCGTTCTGGTTGTCGTAATACTGTTTTACGACTTCGAACCAATTTGCCTCATCTTTTTCTACATCTTCCTCGTTAAAAGTGAATATTTGAGTGTTGTACTCTTTGATCGCTGTGGTAACAATGATCTGAGTCTTTTTAATTTTAATTCCGAGGCAGGCTTCCGCTGCAGCTTTATAAGCGGCCAGCTGTAGTCTTGTCTTCTTTGTTTTAAACACTCCTGAGATGAGTGCCTTTTTGGTTTTTTCGTCGAGATTTTGATCCTTCTTAGGGAATCTAGCTGAGTAGGGACCGTTGCTAGTTTTAAAGTCGGCAAGGATTATCTCTGCGTTTCGATCCATGTAGATAAGGTCACAGCAGCCTGCGTATCCGTGACCGGTCTCTGGGTCGTAATAGTGAATCCTGCCAACCCCGTCGTCACCGACGTATTTTGACCAGGCTGGTTGGTTGAACGGTTGTTCGGACCAGAGAACCCTTCCTCCGTCAAGAAGATTATCTAGGAGTTCAGGCATCCCCTCCCAATAGAGACGATACATCTCCGGAGGGACAACCCTAAGACCTCGAAGATAATTTTCAACACTATTGTGAATCCAAGTCCCCCGTTCGGCTGCTTGTTCAGCTCCACCGGGATTCATCTTGTTCCAGTGAGCTAGTTTTTTCCGCGTGGATTCTGATTGTGTCGCACTAAGTATCGACGTTACCGACGGAAGTGGCTTAGGTACACCATTACAAATGTAATGTCGTAGTCCGTTTACAGTTACTCTAGTATCAGACACTTTTTTATAAGTCAGAAAATTCCGGTAATTTGGTTTGGACCTGGCTCACCCTTGTCGTCCTCCGTCTCTAAGAAGAACTCTTGTTTTTGATACTGATACTCACGATTTCTTTGATCTATTTCAGACATCAAGCAAAGTGCTGCTGAGAATCCCTCGAGCACTATCTCCGCGCACTCTTCAGGTCCCCGAGCTTTACCTTGGTAATCAACGCATTCCGTCAGTAACTGGTTTCCAGCCAACAGACCGGTAAGCTTGTCCAGTTTGATGTTCTGCTCTTTGAGCAGCTCGCTGATCTGATCAAGCTTTTGAGAGAGCTGCTTGCTCACGGGGCTAAGATTTTTGGTTGCTGCCAGCCTACTTCGTATTCAATAGATGTATTAGTAGGTGCTGCTCCTAATGGATAGAACACAAACCACGCAGAAGTCACAGAGTCTTTTAGTTGTTTGTTATCCGCACGAAAAGATGGCCGAGGACTGAGAATCTTTAGGTTTACAAGGTTACTTTCTTTAAGAAACGACTCTCGCTTCCTCGTGGGCTCTAGCAGGGACAACCGATCGAGCACGATCACACCGCGTTGTGTTACGTCTAAACCGTACTGAATTATCCAGTTTGTCTTATCGCCTAATCCCTGGGTAATGGCGATGATCCAGTCAAACCTACCTCTCTGAGCTTCCCACCATTCGGGGTCTTCAATATTGTCAGGGTCTTCGTTAGTAGTAATACTATCGATACTGTACTTCTCTACTTGTTTTTTAAGGCCTCCTGTGAAATCTGAAGGAAGTAAAATGTTTCCATAACAGTGGCCCGACTTTCCGATAGGGTCAAATACAAACTTAGGGACTTGGTAGAAGGACATGACAGAGGAGAGTATGGTTGATACGCTGAGGAGTTACATGACTCTTGAGCAAGATTTTGCGCTTCGTAGGTTTCAGGATTCTTTAGCTTTACTTGAGACCAAAGAAACAGCTGAGGCGCTCAGCATAGTTTACGCCAACTATTTAATTCGGGGTGCTTTGCTTGAAAACATCGTCAAGTGGTGCATCGAAAATGATGTCGAACTCCCTTGTTTCGGCGACCTCATAAGCATGTAGACAAAAAAAAGGAGAGGCTTTCGCCTCCCCGTGGGTGCGGTTGCAAGGAGGTCAGAACTCTAACCCAGCGGCTTTTAGGGCCGCTTTCTGGTCGTCGGTCAGCTCCTTGGGGTCGCTCTTCTTGTTTGCAGAAGGAGGCTCTGCTTTGGCTTTCTTAGGGTCGCCTGCCGTGGGAGGAAGAGACTGGAGTGAAGCCGGAGCTTCTCCTTCAAGACGCTTCGGATTAGCCTCGATAAATGAGGCCTTTAGTGCCGAGTGATCTTCTCCCAGAGGAAGCTCAACCAGATTCGCACCGGGGATATGAGAACGAAGTGCAGCTGATACCAAGTCTCCTCCATCCGACTCCAGCCAGGTAGAGATGTCCTCAATGAGTTGCTTTTCGTCGTCTGTTTGGACAGGCCGGTCTTTGAACTCAAGGGCGTTGTAGTTAATCTTTGCACCATCAGCACCCGTTACAGAGTCCCTTTCAGTGAAAGATTTTTGCACAAACTTGGTGCTGGTGATCACCTCACCAACATTGATGCGGTTGTTGTAGAGCGTCTGGAAGTACGAAATAAAGTTCTTCTGGCTCGACTTACCACTAATGATGCTCGTGCAAACGCATCGTGGAGGAAGAAGACGGTGAGAAGGTGTAACGCCGATATAACTAATACGAATAAACTCTTCATGCGAGCGCATGCCGAGGTTACCAAAAAACGGCGTGAACCCAAGTAGGACAAACTCGATGGGTATACCATTGTCGTTGCTGTCCACGATGGCCGCGTCAGGGTCATTGTCGGACTTCCAACGACGCGCTTGAAGATCGATGCGGAGCGTGTGCGGCGGTACTTGACAGAGAATTTCATCGGCCGAAAACTTGCCTGCGATAAAAACCATGACGAATCAGAGAGAAAAATCCAGAGAACCGAGAGCGGCAGTTGAAACGCGACCCTTTTCTGGGTCGGCAGCTTTTTTAGGTGTGGAACGCTGAGTCCGAGGCAGGTAGACGATCTTGTCTACTCCGTAATTAATGAACTTCTTTTCCTCTTTCTCTGAGGTGCTGACCCGACCCACAGCAATAGTTGGTGTTCCGGGTGGAAGTTCTGCGAGCTGGCCCGAGAGTTCGTTCCAGCAGCTTAGCTTCATCCAAGTAGTCTCCTGTTCTTCCTCGCGCCAAGCGATAGACCTATTGGTGACAGTAAAGTCCCCAAGCTGAGTCTCCTCTGCTTTAGGACCTAAACCACCAGTAGCTAGGAAGAGGTTGACTGCTAGCAAGTCATCCCAGTTGTCCTTACGGACAATCAGAATTGGTTGCATCTTTAGAGTTCCGTCGGGGTCTGACTTAGTAGGTCCGATCGCGAGGAAGGTCTCGTCTTCTTTAAGTTCCTTTAGAAGCTTTCCCACATAGTGATCCGCTTTCTGAACGAGAGAGATCCTCGTGGTCGTCTTCTTATCACTGGAGGGCAATGCAACTGCATTGACGTTCACAGTGCCGTCGTCTTCGAGAGGCTCATCTTTAACTTTGAGTCCAAGAATGAAAACGTTCATGTTTGAGGATTCGGTATACCGTTGAAGTGTGGACTTTAAGCGCCTTGGCGATCTCTTTGACAGGGACGCCTTGGCTTGCGAAGACTAAGGCCAAATCCCTTTCAGCGCCAGTGGTTTTAGACGCCTTCATGTTCTTGTAAGAATTGTGGAAGGGGTTCACACAGTTCTTACGTTTGCAACTGTTCATCACAAACACGTCCTTACCGATGTCTAAGTAATCTTGTACTAATCTACGCACGTAAAATCTTCTCTTGAGTGCATATATGGCAGGCGTTCCGTTCGTATAGCTACCTGTCCATGGGCAGCATTCTTTCTTGGGGAAATCGCTGTAGGCGAGTCTTCTGAACAGCTCGCTGAGCTTGCAGGGAGCGATCTCCTCGTAGGTCAAGGAGAAAGCATCCGCCTTTAAGGCCCTGGCGATATCGGATGCCTGAGCCTGAGCGTGGCTCCCATCGTTTGCCGTCAGATCAAGTGCTATCTCTTGATTGTCTCGTTCGAGAATCAGACAGTACTTAATAAATGTCATTCGGCTGCCATTCCGCAGCCTGTTTTAGCACTAACTCAACGTCCCAAGCGGGAGCTGTTAAGAGTGGGCATAGCGTGCGCCATACCCACAAGCGACGCTTAAGCGCCTGCAAGAGCTTTCCACTTTTCATACTC